TTACGCCCGCTGAAACCATATGCGAGACTTGCCATCTTGTATATAACAAGGCTACACACTGTCCTAATTGTAACTAAATCTAACCAAGGCGCACCCCCTTCTTGATGAAGGGGGATACGCCCCCAACAAAGGAGACCGAAAGTGAACACAGTTAACTCATTTACCTTCAACAACGCATTGCTTAAGTCAATCAGAGACTATGGCAATGTAGTCAAAGGTATCGTCCAATCCCGTCAGGTAGAATACCTACCAGATGGTTCTATCCGCTCACGCTTCATCGCTAGCCGTCAGGTTACGATTCAAGACCCAAGCATCATCGCTCAGTTACGTCCGCTTATCGCAGACAATGCCGAGTTCGCAGTTAACCTATCAGGTTACCTCACAACTACAGTTCGTGAGAATGCTGGTCAAACCAAGTGGTACGACAACCAAATCGTTACCGCTCTTGAGTTAGTCAAGTAACTCTTATCAGGGGTAGTCGGGCGTTGGCTCGGCTACCCCACTTTATTTTTTTTCGTCAGCCCCAGCGGTAATCCGCAGGAAAGGAACAAGGTTAAGAATATGTATCTAGATGTAGGAACTATGATAGCCATCTGTATAGCACTAGTCGCACAGATGATAACAATTGTGTTACTAATTAAGTCAGCATATAACTGGGAGCGCCACTACAGAGATGTAGTTAGGCTGTTAAAAATAGAGAAAACACACCGATGAAGAAGACAATGTATATGACCAAGCGCTGCCCAGTCTGCTTCAAGGTAGGTTCTTTGATGGTAGAGGAATCAGAATTATTCACCTATCTACGTGGCGAATACGTAGGCAGGGCATTTCAATCCTTGACAGCACCATACAGAGAGCAGATAATTAGTGGTGTTCACCCCGAATGCTGGCAAAAAATGTGGGGAGAAGAACGAGTCAACGAACACATAGGAGACTACAGTGACACAGCAGACTGATAAGACTTACTTCAAAACCCAGTGCCAAAAATGCGAAGTTCTTCTGGTAGTCCCAGAAAATGACCGCAACGATTGGGACTACTATCTATGCCAAACCTGTGCCTTCGCTAAGATAGGAGCAAGTGAATGAGAACAAGAGAAGAACTAATGAAAATCAAAGAGGCTTTCGCCTTAGCAATGCTTGACCTGCTTGATGTCTATGATGAACTCTTAGCCACAGGCAGAGTATATGTAGCCGATGACCTAGACAAGGAGACAGACAATGCAAAGTATGAGTGACACATTAGTAGAAGATGTACCTGTATACCAGCACACAATGTGGATAATGGCTAAGGTTAGGAAGACAGCCCCAAACTGGAACATAGATAATGCTGACTATGAAGCAGTTGAAGATGTATCTGACTGGGAAATCCTTGAGTTTGATACAGGTATATGCCACAGTAAAGAGATAGTCAGGGTAAAATGATAGATGGAATCACTCAACTTCCACACATCTCACCGCTCATCTCCTGGTTCTACCTCATTGCAATTGGATATTTCCTATACAAAGGAATTGTTAAATGAAAAAATTGTATGCCATATTATTGAGTTGGCTATTAACAGTGCCATCAGTGATATTTCCAAGTCTTTCTTGGGGAATACACGCCAAAGAAGAGAGCAACAAGGAGACCAACAAGGTTCGCAAAGAAACGAAGTGGACCAAATCATTAAGCAAATACTATGCGAAGGCTCTAATCTCAGCACAGTATGAAGACTGGGACAGGTCTGAATACAGAGCACTACTAAAACTTTGGGGTAAAGAATCTGCGTGGGACCACACAGCAGCCAACCCAGAGTCATCAGCATATGGGATACCACAGTTATTAAAGATGAAACCAGGAACGCCTGCGCCCGAGCAGATTGCTCGTGGCTTGGCGTATATCAAACACCGTTACGACAAACCATCAGTTGCGTGGGCGCATTGGCGCAAACATAACTGGTATTAACAAACTAACAAAGGAGACTATATGGCAAGAGGAAACAACAGGACAATCAATGTCAAGATACCCACAACAAGGGTTATCAAAGCATTAGAAAGCAGGCTTGCAGTAATCAAACTTGAATACAAGGCTCAAGATGAACTGGAAGCCAAGTACAACAAAGCATATTTAGCCTGGCAAAAAGAACTTGTTAAGTATGCTATGGATAATATAGCAAAGGCTGAAAATCTACGCACTAATTATCGTTCTTGGAACTCAACTATGAATGTTGATTTTGATTTGTCTATTAGTGGTAAAGATTTTCCAAAAGAACCTGAGCGTGCACACGAAGTTATGAATGCACATACATATAAAGATACAGTTGATGAGATTGAGAATGCACTTCGTATTCTTAAACTTACTGACGATGAGGTAGTATCTACATCTACCTATAATTCAATAGCCCAATACCTATAAGGAGACTAACGTGTTAGACCTAGACTATGATGTACTTCGCAGAGAAGTACAAGAAGAAATGCTACAACAATTAGGAACATATGAAATAAATGATACGGATACCAACATACAAATTGTAGAAGATATCCGCAAAGCAATTGATGGTATAGCAGATGGTGTAATTCCATCAGCATTACACATTGCCCAAGTAACAGTAGCAGCCAATGAGAATCTACAAATCAGAGACTTTCTAATGGGTGTACAATTAGAAAAAGATATAGATTTTGTTGGTGAATATGTACAACTACTAAGCGAAGTTGTAACTAAAGAACAAGCAGTTCCTTTAGCCACAATATTTTGTAGTTATCTGTATCAGTTATCAGAAGTAGATACAGCCAAGATTATGCTTGATGAAGTTATAAGCATCAATCCAGATTATGCTTTAGCAAAATTACTCAAGAGAGTATTTGATGCTCAATGGGAACCAAAGTTATTTCGTAGTATGTCAGAACAATTACATCACAAAGTAATAGATACAATCTATGAAAGGGAGACTAATGACAGTAACAACTAGTGTGCCAACTAAAAACCTATCCAACTGGGTCAAGTCAGGCACAGCAGTAACAGCCACATCAGCACAAGATGTAGCCAGACAAGCAGGTCTTGACTGGTCAGTATCATTGCACCCAATGACAGCCGACTACAGCATACCTGGAGCAGGACAGCCACTATCAGTACCAGTAAGAAAGAAACAAGCAGTCATCAAGACAACACCTTTCGGTGAAGTCACCAACATAGGAGTAGTTGGTAATCGCTACCAAGTATTTCAAAACGGTGAGTTGTTTAGTGCGTTAGATTCCCTGATTGATTCAGGCGAAGCACGTTATGCAGCAGCAGGTGAGTATGATGGTGGAGCAAAGGTATGGATGTTACTTCAGTTACCAACAGAAGTTAACGTAGCCAATGACCCACACGCTGCATTTATCCTGGCTAGAACCAGCCACGATGGCAGCAGTTCAGTCATCATCAAGCCAATCATTGAAAGATTGTTCTGTGCCAACCAGATAAACAAACTGTATAGAAACAATAACAAGTACACCTATACACTAAAGCACACAACAAATAGTAAGTTAAACCTAGAAGAAGTCAGACATATTATGCAGATATCTTACGAGAGTATTGAAGAATATGAGACTGTTGCCAACGGTTTAATTACTAAATCAGTTAGTAGAGATAAGGCTTTGGAGTATTTCAAAAAAGTATTTCCACTACCATCTACTATTGAGAACGCACCTCACCACTTACTCAGCCAAGGTGAAAAGAATCAACTCAGCCGTGCAACTACAGCACGTAACATTGCTCGGGCTATCTATGAGAGTAGCCCTACGCAAGAGAACATCCGTGATACGGAGTTCGGTTTGTGGCAATCTATCATTGAGTATGCCGACCACGGCAGACAAGATAGTGGAACTACAACAGGAGTCAGGGCTATGTCAGGTGGCTCTGATAGCCTAAAGATTAGAGCACTAGAACTACTAACAGTATAAGGAGACTAACAATGGATTACTATATAACTACAAGTCCAGGTGGACATTATCACGATGCTTGTCTATCTAAGGGTTTTGTACAATCACATCAACATATTGTTGTTCGTTTTTCTGCGTGGAGTAAATGGTATAACGAGCAACGTTTTACAAGAACAACAGTTCAAGTTCCACCACCAGTATTTGTTGGTGATACATACAAGATAGCAGAAGATATGGCTGATGAATTAAACAAACAAAAGGAGACAGTATGACAATGTATTACACTGAGTTAAATGGTGCTGAACCAACAGTATCTATCCAAGTAAAAGATACTAAGTATACTTTTACTAATGAATCACTTACTAGATTAATAGAAGAAAAAGATAACCTGAAAACAAAACTAGAAGAAAAACAAAATCTTATTGACACCCATTGGGAAAACAAACATAAGATGCGTAAAGAAATATATGAATTCTTTAGTGCTCGTTATGAAACAGGCGATACAGAAATTACCTGTTCTAAAGAAGATGTTAACGAATTACTAGAGTCTATTGGCGCAGATATGCTTAAGACTTTGTGGACAATCAGTGGCAGAATTGAATTCACAGTTACTGATATTGAAGCAGAGTCAGAAGATGATGCATACCAGATAGTAGAAAATGGTATTGCTATAGAACTAGATGGTGATACAGTTGGCGACTGGTCACTAGACATTACTAGTACTGACGAACAATAGTTTTTGGTAGACAACCACACAGGCGTCTAGATTCCATCTGGGCGCATAGGAGATTGTGTGATTGTCAAAACCACGCCGATGCGAATGGTGTCATATCTCCTTCCGTCTGATACCATTCACTCAAGAAGACGGGCTGGTTTATGATTAGTCTCCTTTATCAGCCCGTCTCTCTAACAAGGAGACAAGGACCCAATGGCACGTACTGAAATAGACCGTGATAGATATGGAAGACCACTGGTCAAGCCACCTAAAGGTGGTACGCCAATTGCTTACACTAGGGCTACAACAATAGCCAACAGTCTTGATGACCCATCAGCATTGACCGCCTGGAAAATGCGTATGGCAGCAATAGGATTAACAGTGCGAAGTGATTTGTTATTAGCAATCAATGCATCGCAAGATGATAAGATGGCTATTAACAAGTATATAGAAGATGCTATGGAAGTAGCAGGTGCTAGTCGTGCAGCGACTATCGGCACAGCACTTCACGCATTTACAGAGAAACTAGATTTGGGACAGGAACTTGGACCTATTCCAGACGAGTGGGCAGGGGACATCCGAGCCTATGAAGAAACAACAAAGCAACTAAATAAAATCTTTATAGAACAATTCTGTGTGCTAGATAAATTCAAGATTGCTGGCACACCAGACAGACTTGTTGAATATAAAGGTGAAAGATTCATTGCAGATATAAAGACAGGTCGTATAGACCATCCAAATAATATAGCAATCCAGTTAGCAATTTATGCTAACGGGTTGCCTTATGATGTGCAGACGGCAACCCGTGGTAGTTGGGGAGAAGTCAACAAGGAAAAAGCAATTATCATTCACTTACCAGCAGGAACTGGTCTATGCAAATTAGTTTGGATAGACATAGCAGAAGGCTGGAAGGGAGTACAATTTGCAATGAAGGTAAGACAATGGCGAGACAAGAAAGGTCTCGTTACACCACTAGAGTAAGGAGAAGATAGTGTCTTCAACAGAAGCACCAATCAGTATCACAGTAAAGTCAACAGCAGGTAGTTTAATTACAGTCCGTGCCGAAACAGGAAACCAACTTGATAACCTAGTAGCAGAGGCATTGGAATCAATTAAGTCTGCAGTAATGGAACTAGAATCAGCATCAAAAAACTACTCTAGCCCAGCACCTATGTCATCAGCACAGGTAGCAGCAAGTCTGGGCGCTAGTATCGTAGAGACTCAACCAACACCAGAAGGTTGGGCAACTACATCATCACCATCAATCGGTGGTGGACGCAATTGTCCACACGGAAAGATGACAGCAATCCAGGGAACAGGTAAAGACGGCAAGATGTACCGTGGTTATTTCTGTGCAGCACAAAAAGGTGCATTGGATAAATGCAAAAATGTCTATGCGAGAGTGGGTACACCAGACTGGAATACATTTGTTCCAGACCAGGTAAAGTAAATGCGTACATTAAAACGTAGCATCAACAAAGCAGAGGTGGGTGGCGAACCATTGCCACCCGCTTTTGCGGCGTTTGAACGAGCAGGAATTATTCTGCGCCGTGCAGAAATCACAATGATTGCAGGCACCCCAGGTGCAGGTAAGTCATCAATAGCATTAGCAATAGCAGCCAGAGCAAAAGTACCTACACTTTATTTCAGTGCAGATACCAACGCTCACACTATGGCTATGCGATTAGTAGCAATGTCTAGTCATATATCTCAACAAGCAGCAGAACAATTACTAAAGCGTGACCCAAAACAAGCAGAAGAAGTATTGGTTATGAACAATCATTTGTTCTGGTCATTTGAATCTACACCAACACTAAAAGATTTAGATGAAGAAGTATCTGCATTTGAAACTGTATGGGGTAGAAGTCCTACGCTTATTGTTGTAGATAACTTGATGGATATAGCAATGGATGGACACGAAGAATTCCAAGGTATGCGTGCTGCTATGAAAGAGTTAAAGTATCTTGCAAGAGATACTAACTCAGCAGTATTAGTTCTGCACCATACTAAAGAAGGATTTGATGGCTATCCTTGCCAGCCACGTAATGCTATTCAAGGTTTAGTAAATCAGATACCAGCAATGGTTTTGACTATCGGACAAATGAAACAAGGAGACGAGACCTATCTCTGTGTAGCCCCAGTCAAGAACAGATATGGACGAGCAGACCAGACAGGTAACAATTATGTCAGCCTTGCCTTTAACCCAGACAATATGTACTTAGATGATGTTCAAGTTAAATATATGCAAGAGACAGTATACGGAAATTAAAATTTGAGTAGTGCAGCCAAACGCAAAGGTAGTCAAGCAGAACGAGATGTTGTTGCTTGGCTTAAGGCTAATGGCTTTAAGTATGCGGACCGCAGACTAGCAGGAGCAACCCTAGATAAAGGCGATATTAGTGGAGTTCCAGGAGTCACTATTGAAATAAAGAACCACGCTAAGATGGATTTATCTGGTTGGCTAGCAGAATTAGAAATAGAAATGAAAAACGATGGTGCTTGGACAGGTACAGTCCTACATAAACGGAGGAACAAAGGTAATGTAGGTGAATGGTATGCAACTATGCCAGCCAAAATTTGGTTAGAACTTATAAAGGAGATTATAAATGGTAGAAGTAATTGATGAAGTTATAGAAGAATTAGAAAATAAAATTCTTACACATCGTAGATTAGGAATAATGTATGAAGGACAAGAAGATTATGCTACAGAAGATAAACATTATACAGCAGCATTTGCATACGAAATGGCTTTAATAATTGTAAAAAAACATTACAATAAAGAAAGGGCATTGAAACTTGTTAAATGAATTTACTATTTTGTTTATGTATTTACAACAAGAATTGTTAGGATTGTTACTATGGATAAGCACAGCATTGCTGCTTACTTAGAACATATAGGCGCCAGCCTGCCTGCTGTGGGCAGTGGCTGGCGAAAGATGCGCTGTCCATTTCATCCAGATAAACACGCATCAGCAGGTGTTAATTTTACAGAGGAAAGATTCAAGTGCCACGGTTGTGGAGTCGGTGGCGATGTCTATGATTTAATTATGCAAAGAGAAGGAGGTAACTATCGTGAGGCTGTCAAATTCGCAGAGACAATTTCTCCTACAGGCAACACAAGAATACGCCCAGCACATACATCAAGCCACAGATTATCTGGCAACACGGAGTCTGTCGGTAGAAGAAGCAAAGAAGTTTCATTTAGGAGTAGTGGACAATCCATTACCAGGTCACGAAGGCTACAAGGGTAAGTTAGTAATACCTTACACAACACCATCAGGTGTAGTTGACTTACGCTTTCGCAGCATCCACGGTGAGGACCCTAAATATATAGGATTACCTGGTGCTAAAACTACAATGTTTAATGCACAAGCAGTACTGACAGCAAACCAATACATATGTGTAACCGAAGGTGAAATAGATTGCGTAACAGTTGCAGTCAAAACAAATCACCCAGCAGTAGGCATACCAGGGGCTAACAATTGGAAGCCGTATTACACCAAGATACTAGATGACTTTGAAGTAGTCATAGTTCTAGCAGATGGTGATGCCCCAGGACTAGAGTTTGGTAAAAAGATTAGCCGTGAGTTAGGCAACGTAAACATAGTTCAAATGCCAGAAGGACACGATGTAAATAGCATTGTGATACAGGAAGGAGTACAATTTTTAGATGACAAAATCAGAAAATGCTTGGGAGGATAGAGAAGAAATGGAGCGAGTCTGGGGTTATATAAAAGAAAACCCATTAATAATTGGCCTGCCAGTATCAGAACGCAGAGGCATAGATTTACTCTCAGCATTAAGAGACATATACGAAACCAATAAGACAAATACAGATGGTGCTCAGGTATTATTAACTATGCTAGCCAACGTGCTAGTAGCAGCATCTCAAGGCGATGGTGAAGAAATAGTAGAAGAAGTCCTAGTACAAGATGCAATGCTTCAATTTGAGCAGAAGATGAAGGATATATTAAATGAAGGACATTAGTCATTTAGATGAAATAATTACAGAACTTAAAATTACAATGGTTCAAAAACATCAAGACTACGGACCATACAACATAGCCCACGCACCTGGCGGTCCTATGAATGGGCTATTGGTTCGTATGCACGACAAGATGGAACGACTACAGAATTTGTTTTACAAAAGAAACAACACGCCGAACTACGAATCTATAGAGGATACGCTGAAAGACCTAGCAAACTATGCCATAATAGGACTTATGGTACAAAGAGGTCAATGGGAAGGTGTCGGCGAGAATCGTGATAGTTCACCTAACAAAGGATGAAGTTAGAGTCTGCACTTTATTAGCCGTTGAAAGATGGCTAACTAAGTTCGGCTCAATAGATAGACCTAACTACGCATACGGCAAACAGACTGGCAGACTAGAGCCAGAAATAAATGCAAACATCAGAGCCAATATAGCCGAATGGGCAGTAGCAAAAAAATATAATCTTCAATGGTCTGTGCCTTGGTATCCTAATGAATTGCACAAGGATAGAAAAAATATACCTGATGTTGGAAATGTTGAGATTAGAACTGTAAGAACCCGTGACTCTATACCATTTTGGCGCAAAGATATTAATAAAAAAATTGTAGGTGTAAAGGTATTAGATGAAGAATACTATTCATCTGTACACATATACGGAAGTTTTAATGCTAATGATTATATGAAGCCTGAGTATGTTGATGCTCAGATAGATGGCTGGCGTGTACCAGTATCGGAGATTAAAGAAACAACTTGATGAGCGATTACATAGCCGAGTACGATGCTTTAGTAGCATCTTTATCTAATGAATACCATAGAAAATATCCTATGGTTGAAGCACTAGATATTCAACAAATGTTATGGCTATGGTTTGTTACTCACCCTGCAAAATATAAAGAGTGGTCAGCATTAGAACAGAAAGATAGAGACAAGTTAATAGCAAAATCTCTTAGAAATGCAGCAATAAAATATTGCGAAAAAGAAAAAGCCAAGACAGTTGGCTATGAATTAATAGACCTTTATTACTATGATGCCTCTGTGATTGAGGTATTTCTACCTAGTATTATTTCAGAATCCTACGAGATACCTACAAAAATTAAAGACTTAAACTTTAAAGTAAGTAAATCAGAATCAGTTACAGATGGTAACAACTGGTTAGTTTTAAGGTCAGATATAGCCAATGCTTTTTACAAACTAACAGAGGCTAAACAGAATGTACTTAGAATTAAATTCAGCACAGACTCTAACGAATGGAGTAACGTAGCAAAGGATTTAAGTACATCAGTTGATGGTGCAAGAATGAAAGTCCAACGGGCTATCAACTCTTTGATAAGAAACCTAGGTGGATGGAGAGCATACTCTGATGAAGATGTACAACAGGCAGATGAAAACAATGAGTGAGAGTAAAGATATACGAGAGTTGTTTAGTCGTATTGACTATAGCAATGCAATGGATTTAAGAGATACACCTATTGGTGATATCTGTGTATGTGGCTGTGAGGTATTTGTAATGCTGGGTGGATTTGTAGATGGAGAAGTTGCTTTCTATTTTCTGGATGCTGAGTGTGCTAGTTGTGGCAGTATGGTTACACTACCTACCCCAAAGGATTTTGATGCCGACCTATGAATTTTCTTGTCCTATTTGTAATGTAGTAATAGAACAAACTTTTTCAGTGTATACTGACCACATAATATCTTGTGAAACCTGCAAGGTTGAAATGAATAAAAGATTTGCACCACCAGCAGTAATCTTTAAAGGCACAGGCTTCTACAAGACGGGCGGATAATGACACTAGAACCAATACGTCAGGTAAATGCTGACGGTAAACGTGAGAAGATTGCAGCACTTGCGCTTGAAGATTATTTTAAAGGTTGGAAATTATATCCAACACCTAGATTTTATTTCTCAGACTTTCATATATGTCTACAATGGGGCAACGGTAGAGAGAATTACATAGGCGACCTAGAAGTTAAATGGCTCAAGATAGATAGTAGTAAGCCAGCAATATTTCCATTTAATAAATTACAACAGATGATGATAGCCCCACCATATACAGATAATGAACACTCATATCATAGAATAGTATTCAGATATACAGATGGCATCAGTGTTATACCAGCCAGATTACTAGCAGGAATGGAACCAGTCTTTCATACCAGATGGGATACCAAGGAAAGAGATTTAGTGGTATTCTATAATGCACACGATTATCCAGAGTACTGGCATAATCTTGCAATTAATGAGTAGTCTGTTAGTAAGGGGAAAACTAACAGATATCTATTAGGCAAGGAAACTAATAGATAATAAAAAGGGATAGGCAATTACTGTCTATCCTTTTTTATTTACTTGAAAGTAAGTATTAAGTAAGAAACAAGGCAACAAAAAAGACCCCCCTCGCCAGTATCTCTACTAGGTTGGGGGGTATTTGTGCCTATAAAGGGCATTTAAAGGCTAATTAAGGGCATCTATTTAGCGCCTAGACCATACTCTCTTTCGGTCTTATCAGCCCATTTAGCCAGAGGTCCTGCTATAGAGCCAATGAGAATCGCATATTCAGGTGCAAGGTCTGCAGCCAATGCCAATCCCATAGTGATTGCTGATGCTAGAACTGCACGAAGATAAGACTTAAATGCTGCCTTAGTCTTTTTGCTTTTTAGTTTAGCGATTAGGTCTTTCATTATTTCTCCTTCTTTGGTAGAGGCTTGATTGACGCTACCATTTTCTTGAGTGTCTTTGCTTTTCCCATCCAAGGAAACCAAGGTGATGTATCATTACCACAGTTATCTTTGATAGAAATATGCAAATGTTTATTATGTTGATTGATTCCAGTATATTTAGATTCGCCATTCTTGGCTGACCAAATCTTACCAGTAAATATTAAATACTTAACCCGTGAGTCCGACTTTAATCTCC